CTGCAAAACCTGCGTTTGCAAGTGCTCGACCGATCGCTGAAGTTTCGCAATTCTCCAATGCAGAAGTTGCATTAACACCGCGATCCGAAATCGTTTCAGAAGCGATACCCGATGAACATGGCTTGGGGTCTGCTTCTGTTTTGAATAGCCGACAAACAACAATGTATCTAGTGTTTGATGCCTCAACGAGTTCGGTTTCAATCCGTCCATCTGGAAATTCTCCATGCCATTTCTCCAATCTAGTTTCTACTGTTTCGTAATCTGCTAAGTTAAAAGCCATTGTTAATCCTCCCAGTTTTCATCTTTGACGGCATCAAGCACAGTTTTATAGACAGATCCATAGGCAATGAAGTCTTTGATACTGTCGTAATGATCTGGGGTTTCACTAAGCCTAGAAACCTTGACCAACGCCATACATAATGCAGCTTGGTGTGGTGTAATTGGGAAGTCGAGATAAGCAGACCATAAGCCTGCAATTCGTTTGTGGTTGTAATACGGATGTCCATAGACAGCTCCACGCTGTTGGATCGTAGTAATGACCTCATCAAACAGGGTTTCAGTTTTTGTCATAATCGAACACTTCATCAGACTTTGCTCGAATGTTTGTCAATCGTCTGTGCGATTGCCATCCAGCTTCTCTGCCTTTCCAATAACCATTCTGGAATGCAGTTTCTTTGATTTCATGGATTATCCAAGTGAATGCGCCTAGACCCAAAAGGATCCAAGCAAGTTGTAACATATCATCTTTTGCTGTCATGTCGCTCCCTACATATCCACAGTATCTCTGTGAATACATAAAGTATGACCTAAATCAAGGAAGCGTGGTTAATTACTTTCGGCGTGTTTTATAACGATTAGATAAAGCCAAGAGCCTCAACTGCATCGATATGATCATCAATCGTGCGTGGCTGATACTCTGTTTCACACTCCATAAGACTTTCCAAGAGCTGTAAATGATCCATCTTTGTTGATCGGAATAAGCGTAGGAGTCATATTTTTGCCATTCCATTCAAGGATAGCGATACCCATCTGCCAATTAGCCACAGTTCGCGTATAAGACGCTTTTGCCTTATTCATAAGGTTTCCTACCTCAATGCCATATAAGGGTCTGTAATGACCTCCTATGCCCTCAGAATAGGCACTCATGCCCAAGCGGTGCGTGTGTCCAATAACGCAGGATTTGCCTGTTTTGCGGGCTAAATTCAATGCAGTCATTCCCGCATTTGGATTGGCGTTGCCTTCATCTCCATGAGCCAATATCCAGCCTTTTTCGAATTCATAGAATGTCTTATGAAAGGTTATGCCCAAACTATCGAAATTTATAAACTTGGCGTATTGCAACTCAGGCAGGGAAAGCATGCCCGGAACTTTTAAAAGTGTGTTGTAAAGCCTGTCAGTATGGTTTGATCTAACAATGTGCGCTTCTTTAGCGTTTTCGGTTAATGACCAAAGGATCTCTTGAGTAGCTGTGCGATCTTGATCAAGGGTTTGTTGATAAGCCAAAGGTGTTTTCTCAGCCCATCGAGAAATGGTTTGAAAGTCAATCTCATCACCAACGCATAGAACGCTATCAAACTTCTCACGCCTTGCAAGTTTAATGACATTTTTGACAGCTGCTTCATGATGGTATGGAATTTGCAAATCACTTATCACTAAGTATCGCTTAATCGTCATCCTCATCGTCAGTTGGATCAATTGAAGGAATAATTCCTCCATCGCCTACGATCCAATTCGGGAATGTTTTCATTTCAGTCATAAGCCAAAAAGCGTGCTCTGGCGAAAATCCGCTTTTTCTGGCTGCTTTGTAGCATTCATGTAAAGCCATGTAATGCTGATCTATCTTGCTTAGTGGCTCAGGAGAATGGCGAACGATACGCTTATTGATCTTTTTGCGTTTAGAAGGTTTGCGTGTGTTCGCCATAATTAAAATTATGACTTACTGATTAAGATGAACAGATCATCGACACGCTGTTCAAGTCGAGAACTTTGTAATTCCAATCTTGAAATGGTGTCCTTAATCGATGAGCCTCCATTGGGCTTAAGTTCGTTTAGATACGACTTAATAACCCAGCGCAGACCCAAAAATAAACTGCTTACGATGCCGCATCCGCCAAGCGCGATAGCGACCCAATCGTTGGGTGTCATTTGCCATCGATACCATAATCAACCTCTTTGGCAGAAGTAGGATCAATGGCTTTGATTAATGGAGCAATTAAAGAACCAAGCAAAATTGCGTATTCAGGTTTAATATCTCCCACAATGGCTAAAGCCACAGTTATTCCAGAAGCTGCAACAGCTCTTAGATATGACTTAATTGCTGCTTTGTGTTTCTTGGTCAGTTTCATTATTTGCCTCCTAGTAGTGGTATGTTAAAAAACTCGCTTGATTGATTTGGTTTGAATGAAATATGAATATGTTTATGGTGAGGATTTATGCCAGTGTATTTTTTCCAACGCCAAAAGGATTTTGCTGAGCAGATTTTTTCCGCATGAATTATATACGAAATACGCTTATCTGATTTTGCTGCAAGTCGAATTTGATCTGCCAAAGCATGGCTAATCCCTTGTTCGTCAGATAAGCCAGCGTCAATGTCAATTGCGCAAACTTCTCCTGATGGTAAAGGGTTATGGTCGGATTTTCTAGATTGATGCTTAAGATCACCGATCCATCCATCAGATTTCCTGCTGCGATCCATGAATGCATCATCTGTTTGTTCTCTTAACTGAACAGCAGCTTTAGATAACCAAGCCTTCATTAGCCAAGTATCGTTTTGAGTTCATCAGCGGTTAAACCAATGCGATCAAGGATTGCAGATTTGGCAGCAGCCTTTTTTTCTGCTTCGGCTTTTTTAATTTTTACCAAATCTTTTACTGCCTTTTCAATTTCTGCTTTTGATGGCATAGGTCTTTCATCTAACCAAGTTAATCCATCTAAATCATGTCCAACCAAGACCAATTCAGGATTTGGAACTAAATAAGCAATTGCCTCAGCAATTTCTGTGTTTGTCATTATGCACCAATTTCTAATAGAGTAATGGTTGAAATAGAATCTGCATATTGTATTCTTACATTTGTTCCATTAAAGAAATTTTTGAATTGAGTTTTATATGTTGTTGCAGAAGTTGTTGCTGGACTATCTAGATATGAAGTTGAAACTGATCCAACAGCACTTTCAATCGTTGTATTCGTAAAACCTGCTTTTTTCTCAAATACCAAAATACTTGATCCATTTCTTAATAACTGCAAACCCATTGAGTTTGTTGCGTTATCGTATGCTTTATAGACTCCAGTGTGATTTACTAAAACTAGAATTTTGCTTGTTGCTGAAGTTGGAGTAATAGTTGCTGTTAATCCTGTATCCGTAAAGGTGCTGCTCAATAATAAAACCTCTGTGCCATATTGTGCATTAACTACTTGTAAAACTTTTCCGCCACCAGAAGGGGCAGCCCAAGTTGGCACGCCACCAGCAACAGTTAAAACATTTCCAGTTGAACCAATTCCAAGTCTTGTGTTTGTATTAGCTGTGGATGAACGATATTCAATATCGCCAAGAGTTGTAGATGGGTTTAATGCTTTTGTGGTTGTATCAACAGATGAACCAAGTGTGCGAATAGCAGCTGCGCCATCCTTGACGAGCGCGGTGTCGTCTGGTGTTGTCCAGCCATAGTTAGTAGTGGTTGCCATATTGTCCTATTCTTAGGATACGATTGTAGCGTATTCCCATGTCAAAGTTGCGGATAAAGTGTTCCAAGCCTCACCAACAGGGACAGTATTCCATCGCATAGCGACTTGGCTGAACGCAACTGGTGAAAGATTTATTGTCAGAAATAGTTCATTGAACCTAGTGCTCCAACGCCACCCTTCAACATAACCCTCAAACTCACCAGCTGAAATCTGGGTAGGTAGGTTTTGAATGTTCAATGGCTGACCCATAAAGATCCCAAGCAAGTTATCCCGATCTGAGTTATCAATTTCAGGATTTGTCAATGGGAAAGTGATGCTTTGAAATGCTGGTAATGGGAAGGCTCTTTGGGCAATATAACGATCTGCCACAGCTTGAGCATCTATTGCTGAATGAATTGTCGAATTAATACTTTCACCTTTGTAACCATAAAGTGCAATTGATGATGCTGATGATGCAGTTTTTTCTTGGCTAAAATTTGA